CTGAGCCGGAATCGAACCAGCGACCTGAGGATAACCAACCAACCGACTACAGTCCTCCGCTCTACCAATTGAGCTATCAGCAGATACAATCGTAGCGTAGGTTATTTTTTTCCAAATCAAACGCGCTGCTTTTCTAGAATGGAGCAAAACAATTAGCACCCATATGCTGTATGATGTTGTTCAATATCAGAATAATTATCATATTGGTATCCAATCGCAGGAAAAGGGCACACCCAGTGATCACGTCTTTGTATGCGATTCCAATAAATATCAAGGCAATTGATATGATGTCTACCGCGTATATGCATATCCAGTGATGATTCCGTCATATTCTGAATCAATGTGGGAAGATATGCTCTTGTAATAAGATAAGAAGAGGATGTTTGTGCTCGCATAATTTTTTTAATGTGTGGATGAGTGGTATCTAGAAATTCTCCATTCGGGTTATATGACAATTGACATACATCAAAAGCAGAATGATATAATGCATCAATGGCTTTCACAATTTCATCGGATTGGTTGGAATGAAATGTAAAATCATCTTCCAATATAAGTACAGTATTCCATTCAGGGTGTTCTAATGCATATTGTAAGGCTTTGATATGACTCAAACTGCATCCTAATGATCCTGGATCTCGTTTCACGGCATCAATACGATGAACACATGATTCATCTTTCCCTAATTTATTAATTTCATGGAGAATATGTTCCTTTCGATCAGTACGATGTGCCAGATTAATATATAAAATGGCGTCAATACTCGACATATCTATCAAAATAATATGATTCTATAAGTTCTGTATGTTATGATATTGTGAGAGGTCTATACATATATTCATCATCCCATTGATTTGTTCGTACATGTTGATACCCATGTATTGTTAAAATATCATATATTTCTTTTTTTATTTTATCAATACCGCCATGTTCAACAGTCATGTATGCAAATATATATGTATTAAAATCGATACTTTTTAGTGCTTCTACTTCATAGCCCTCAATATCAAGAGACATATAATCAATATACGTTATATTATTTTCTTTTAATATGTCATTTATACTTATAGTTGGAACGGATATGGTATATGATATGCGATAGGAATTATTAAAATATTCTAATGATTCATGTTTCAATGTATCTTGAATACCTGCAAGTTGTTGTTTTCCACCTTGTATTTCATCACCATCAGGAATAACAATATTCACATGATGATTACTATATTTATAAATTGCCTTATTTGATAATATACATTTTCTATTATTTTTACATTTTTCAAATTGTATAGGATTACATTCTACTACAATACCATTCCATCCTAAATGTTTTTCTAAAAAATAGGTATTGCTTCCAGTTATACCATCATATCCGCCAATATCAAGAAATACACCATTTATTTTAAATTTACTAATTTGTTCAATATAATATTTATCTTGACCAATCTGAGAATAATAAGTAAGAGGATATGATTTACCATGAACGGTGTGATTTGGCACATGTTGTATATGATTTGATAATTTCATATAGGTGCCATTTTTTGTAGATTGATTAAAAATGTTAGATATCATAGATATAATATTATTATGGGATATATTATTAATTTCAATCATACTGGGAACATATTTTGTATACGTTTTATAATATGATGTAAATATACGAATTCCATCAATATATGGATATAATACATCAATATCGTATTCAGGCGATAATAGTTCATTCATAGATATTGCAGAACCATGTGGAGCACTAAAAAGCATTTCGATACATGTATTAATTGTATGATTATGGTCATATACATCAATCATTAATGTTTTATTATCAGTATGATTTATTGGTTTCCAAGGAAAGCAAAGTAGATAATAACAATTATGTAGATGAGGTGCAACATATTGTTGAAATGTTGTTCCAGAACCTACCAAATCAACTATTAATGTTCGCTGGTGTGTATTATTTATATTTGTAATAAAATTTTGTAAACTTGTCTTATTACTACACATTATTCTACTAAAATATTCATATGAACTTGGTATGGTTGGAAATATAATTTGAAATAAAACATATAACCAGTATCCATCACGACTTAAAAATACAACCTTCTCAATATGATTTATATCTATCATTTTTTTAATATAAATACATATAAGTATTCCTACTGGAAGCATTGTCTCATAAAATAACGTAGCAATAGGTTGCGTGTTATGTTGTGTAGATAATCTGACAGCACGAATCATATTACTAAACATAGGAAGAAATGATTCAAAAATTAGTTCTATGTTTGAATAGTCAACATTATTTATCCAATATGCATTAATACGTGCTTGTGTGGGATTTACATAATCACTTACATAATTATCGCCTGTATGTAATGCAATATGCTTTGTATATTCTTTATTATTCCAAAATGCACCTGAGCTCTTTCCACCAGATGAAACATATAGTTTGTTAGTAATAGGACGGTGTTTATGTAATAATGTGTAAATTTGTGCTGTGGATAAATACATATCGGATACAAGAATGTCATCATTCTGAAGCATATTCAAATATTTAGTAATTGGAAAACTAAATTCATATTCTAGTTGTAATTCTAATTTTTTAAGAGATTCTATTGAATATGAACATGGTGGCAATAATGATTCCATTTTACCATAAATATTATCTAATCCTTCCATTTCACATTCCATACGTAATTTTTTAAATCCAACAATATGCGTTATATATTCCATAATAGAAAATATTTCTGTACCTTTATAGCATAGCCTACCAATCAGTGTATCAAATACATCAAAACTATTATACTGTGATATAGTAATAGACATTAATATTATATTATATGTATATATATATCTTTAAATGTCGTGTACAATTGTAACAGCATTTTATCCGATACGGTCAAAATTTCCAAAAGATACTTATTTACATTGGTGTAGAACCACTCTACAGTTGGAATCACCTATTGTCTTATTTACGGAGGAGAGTTTGGTACAAACATTGATGGACCTACGAGGAAAGAGACCGATTCACATCATCGCCGCACCATTTGAATCACTTGACATATGGATTCACTATCAAGACAATTGGAAACAACAACATACAATGGACCCTGAAGCACATATTCACACTCCTGAATTATACACGGTATGGGCGCAAAAGCCACTTTTTGTAGAGAAGGCAATTGAATGTAATCCTTTTCATACCGACTATTTCTTCTGGTGCGATATTGGAGCGTTTCGCGATCCGACGATTTCTTCCGCGATTCTTCAATCTTTTCCCACTACGACTCATTTGCCGACAGATAGAATTATATTACAGGCAATGGGAGATTTGAAAGAAAGTGATAAATATAGAAGATCTGATGGAATCCATGGCGAATGTATTACATCAAAATGGAATGAAGTGCGATTAGTAGGCGGTTTATGGGGTGGACATAAAATAGGTTGTCTGAAATGGATCAAAGCCTATCAAATCATGTTGGAAAAATATTTTCAAGCAGGTCGATTTGCTGGAAAGGATCAACAAGTGATATTGTCTACCTATTTGGATAATCCAAGCCTTGCCTTTGTTGTACAACCAACTATCAGTGGAATTGATCAGTGGTTTTTCTTTCAATATCTATTGTCATCCCTTCCTATATCCTACTCATTGAATCCAACCTATTTAGTACACTAACGTCCTCTCCATACCTTGATAATCGCAGTATCATAATTCTTTTGGGAGAGAGCATAGGCGCCCTGGTCAGGGGTAGTTACTTGTGATTCAAAAGCACCTGGGTAGTGTACAATATTTCCGAAATTGGAGAATGGTTCCACGATCAAGTTGTTATAATGAAGTACAATTCCAAATAGTCGTTCAAATGTTTCTCTGTCCTTTCGCGTTTTGATAGATAGGACAAGAGTTGAAAAGAAGGAATAAGCTTCTTCTAATTGCATCACAATGTCAAGATCGATGATGGAGGCGGCACCAAAACATCCGTTCCAAGCACTCTCTGGTTGATTGACAAATTCCAGCAATTCTTCAGGATTCTGTAACATGGATAAATAGGTTCCAATTTTTCTGTCATTACGAATTTCGGTATTGCTAAAATGCCAATGAAATCGAACGGAACCACTGAGTTCCTCATCCGTAAATCGACGATGAAGAAACATACTATCATGTAAAAATACCATTCGGTCTGCCCATTTGTTGGTAAAGAAGTAATAATAGGGAAGAACCTCTCCCGCGCCGTTGTATTCGCTTTGAATGACTTCGGTATTGACCAATTTACCATTTACAGTATTAATATTGGAATTGTCGTCGATAATGATAATTTGATTGGTGTAGAAACGTCGTACGGATTGATAAGATGCCATCCATAGTTCATTGTCACGTGTGGTGCGAATGTTACGCAGAATGACGAAGACATATGATTTATCTAAAAAACGGAGTTCGATGGCATTGGGCGCAGGGTTCCATTCCATTTTTCGGATGGGATAGGAACGAGAATAGACATTCGTATCAGGGGTAGAATCTTCCGAACCGGATGGGTAGATGATTTCATTTTGTTTCTCATTTTCTTGAAAGGATTCGGATAGAATCACTTCGGGACGTTGTGCACGTGTGATAATGGTAGGTCGTAATCCTTCAGGAATCTGAGACAGATTACGCTTGCGAGGAATGCCACGGTTTGCCCAGGATGACATGTATTATCTATCCATTTTCTTTTTTGAGATTTAATTTCTCATCATGTACTACAATAGATGCGCGTCTTTGGTATAAATTATTTCGTATTCTGTTTTCTTGTATTGACACTCGTTCTCTTTTTCACAAAACAAATGAGAGATGAGGGATTTTTCGGTATGTCTCCTGGCGTCATGGATCAATTGCGCTCGACCTCCGTACCCACCCTGCAAGGAGAAGGATTTTTCGGTATGTCTCCTGGAACCCTCGATCAATTGCAGTCTACTAGTGTTCCCTCTTGCTCATCATCCTTACCTCCCATGAACACATCCATGATGAATCCTATGAGCACACCCCTCAATAGCATCATTCAAGGCAATTTGACAAAGAAAGGAATCATGGACATGACGGAGGTCTCCCGTAAAAACCCAGGATTTTATGCCCTTATCTAAGTGCTTCATATCTATGTTTCATTTCATCGGAATCCCATATGATCACGGGGGGTCCATTTGGATAAGCGGCGTATGGAATTCCTTTGCTGGTAGGTTTTTCAAGGGACAAGAGGAAGTGTAGGGAAGAAAGACGACGAACGATGGGATTGCGAATGTGTTTGAATTGGGTGCGTCCGAGTTGTTTCCAGCGCCATTCGATTTGGAGAGCGGTACGCCATTCAGGAAGATTTGTTAGATAACAGGCACGTTTCCAGAGAAGACCTTGTGCGACTCGTATTCCTGTTGCGCGGGCTCCACCTACGATTTCTTTATTATGCTGACGCAGGCGACGATCCGGATCTACTGTCGCGCCTATATAGGTTTGCCCTTCATCTGTATAGAGAAAATAGCAATATGATACACTAGATAGTATAGACATATTTGATAGATGTTGAGAACTATTTATGTTTCGTCATTCATTACTAACAAATAGAGCGCGTATGATAAAAGATACTACTTAAAATAATATACTTAAAATAATATATCAACATCATCATAACGAAATAAGAATGTCAATTGTATCTGTTACTATCATGGGTGGACTAGGCAATCAGCTATTTCAAATCGCAGCAGCCTATGCCTATGCCAGAAAAATGGGAGGCATGCTACAAATTGTACATAAATTGGATAATGGAAATCGTCCTGTTTATTGGGAAACACTCTTACAGAAGGTGAAACCGTATCTTGTCCGTTCGATTCCGTCTACATTGGAGAAATGGACAGAGAAATGGTGTAATATGTATGCGGATATGGGTTCATTATCTTCTCAGGGTAAATATCTGAATGGTTATTTACAAACCTCGAAATATTTCTATGATGATACGATAAAACAGGAAATCAAGGAGCTATATACACCACATAATTCCTATTTTGAGGAATCTAAATCACGATATGCCTATTTGTTGGATCAGAAAGATCGTGTGGTGGTGATGCATGCGCGAAGAACAGATTATTTGAAGGCGGCTGCCATTCATGGACCTTTAACAGGTGCATATTATTGCGAAGCGGTTCGTCGTATTATGGAACGTGTGAAGAATCCCATTTTTCTATTATGTAGTGATGACCAGACTTTTTGGAATGAGATTCGTGAGGACATTGCTCCTGTCTTTAAGCATGAGCATATTGTATTGGAAGATGATGATATTCGCACGTTTGTATTGCTTCAACAATTCCATCATTTTATTATGGCAAATTCAACATTTATTTGGTGGTGTGTATGGCTTTCTGACGCAAAGAATGTCATGGTTCCATCCAAATGGTATGGTCCTGAAGGTCCGACACAATATGATGACATTTTTGAGACGAACTGGGAGCGTATCGAATAAATCGCCTGACTTAATTATACCGATATAGTAATGAGTCGTTCCCTCTTCGCCTCCTATTTTGCAGAAAAGATTCGTATGTCACCTAGTTTAGGTTCATATTTAGGAGATCGACGTCGTGATTCTCATTATGAAGATGCGCTCTCTCCTGACATGTTACATGCAACAAAAGAATTATTGGAGCGATATAGGAAAGCGATAGAAGCCAAACAGAATCTTACGATAGAAGATGTTACATTGGCGTGGGAGGTAAAGATAGGGTTGGCGGATCTGTCATTTCCATTGGAGCAATTGTCTACGAATTCTTTTCGTAATACGGTTCTGGAATTATCATTCCAGGAATCACAATTGTATCCGCATCCGAGTGAAAGTCGCTATCGTGATTATGCTACATTACTCCGGACTGTTATATATAATATGCAACAAGGAATTGTATCGCATACTGTATTACCACGACGAATTTGTAAGAGATTACTATCGTCGATTCAAGAATTTGTAGATGCGAAATTGTGTATCAAGGGGACAGAAGAGGCGGTGATGGACCTTCTTCACTTTTTGAAACGTGATTATTTACCTGCTTGTCG